ATACGCATCTGGATTTTCTGCAATCCATTTCTTGGGCTGTTTTCTAATGACCTGCTCTGTAGATGCGCATCCGCAATGAGGGCAGGCACAGTTTATATCAGATACCTTAAATTGTTTTTTCCCGTTTACCTTTTTTACCTTCGTTTCAAAACGGATATTGTTGAATGTGATAAAAAAATATTCTTCACAATGCGGACACTGTACGCACCAGCGCTCCTGTGTCCCATTATTAAAGGCATCCTCAATATTGGATGCCCCCTTTATCGTCGGTGTTGATACCTCGACCATTTTGTAATTATAAAAAGTATTGGTACGTGCCTCTACCAGTCCCCATGGATCACCCTCAGTTCCCGCGCTCTTTGGCCAGCGGTCTCTCTCATCTCCAAATACATACCGGCATGGAATCGATGCAAGGTTTGACGGTGAATTTGCACCCGTAATCGTAAGCATGCCACCCGGATAGGACTTGTTGAAAATGGTATTATTTGACTCCCTGCTTTTTACGTCTGCCACCTTACCCCGAAGTGATTTCGTGTCCCTTATCATGGGGGCTATCCTACGCTTTGAAAAGTCTTCGGCTGTAGGTTTTGTATTTGGAACCACAAACATCATAGGTCCCGGATCAATATCTATGGCATACCCCACCATATTCAGTTCCATTTCGGTTTTTCCGACCTGCGACGATGCCGCAACTGCTATATGATGTATCTTAGGATCCGTAAATGCCTCCATGATCTCTTTCAGGTATGGTGTCCTGCTGGTTTTCCACCTTCCCGGCTCGGCACTGTTTTCTGCTGACAGCCATCTATACTTATCTGCCCATTCCGTCACTGTCAGTTGCTCTGGCGGTTTAAAATAAGCGACAGCTTTCTTTATTGTCCTGTTAAGCTTGACAACTTCCGGGTCATTCGTCGGGTTCTTCGCCAGCATCCTGCCATTCTTTCCTTTCCATAACCCTGCGCTTGTATTCTTTGGGATCATATTTATATCTGGACAATTCGTCCAGGATATGGCACACAGCCTCCTTAATAATGACCTGTGCTTCTGGTGCCGTGTCAACTGCTGCTACATCAACCGCAAGTTGTCCGGGCAGTGCCAGCAGCATTGACCGGACAGCCAGACACAGATCTGCAGTCATCTTTTCAACATCCTCTGCCGCATGCATATGCCCCGCCAGTTCGTCAAGCTCTATCTCCGCCATTCTTGCCTTTGCACTTTTATAATCAATCTCTGCCTGCATCTTTTCGAGAATCTTCTGCTCCTTCTGATCTCCAAAAGCTCTCGCAGGTCTTTCTTTCAAATATTCTATGTAGGATAATACCGTAGGACATAGATCGTATCGTTTTGTATTCCGTTTACCCTCCCTGACCTCGCATGTGACCAGTGCACCATCCTGTGTAAGCTGCTGGACACGCCTTACAGATTCAAATCCAAGCACGCGTTTTATGAATTTTACATCCACATAGTTCCCTTCGAACTCAATCGCTGACATTGCCTGCCCCCTATGCGTAACGAAATGATATTAATTTTTTCCCCGGTAGCTAGACAGTTTCTGGGCTCGCAAGCACCGCAGGGGGAAAATTTGGCATCACAGTACCTTTTTATCTGCTCAGTCTTTTTAAGTGATGCTCCAAACGTTTCCCCAATTCTGTGTTAATCCGCTTGTGAATGTTTTCTGATACCGTCTCATTTGTTATCATCTGTGGAACAGAGACTGTCTTGATCGCTTTTATAGGATATCTCTCATCACTTTCACGCTGAAAAGGTAGTTGTGGTGTTCCTGCTTTGGCGTTGTTGGGCGTTCCCAAGAATACCTTTTTTCCTAACGACTCCCTTCCCGAGCTTTTTTTAATCAGGGCAGTTACTACATATGGTCCCTTGGCTGGTCGGATTTTTGGTTTCATTCCAAAATGTGTAGGTGTCAACACTCTGCCCCTGTATATGATAGATAGATCATCTATCCTCGTTCCATGCACCCGGACACTGCTTCTCCCCCGGATCCCTGTCTTTGCCTCGTTGACATCTGCCTTTTTTATTCCATATTCTTTCGCTACTTCCTGTGATATCCATGATGGCCCCCGTGATTTGAAATCTGCAATTGTTCTTTCTACTACTTTCCTGCTTCTGCTGCGCATGTCCTGTAACTCGTCTACTACATTGTCAAATCCCTCAACGATAACATTCATTGTCCCTGCTGCCATTGGAATAATACACCACCATTCTATATGTAAAAAGGCTACCTCTTAAATGCGGGTAGCATTGCTCACTGTTTGAAAATCACAGTATAACATTATCATACTGGATTGCTGGATTTCAATGCGTTTTACTGCGTTTTACTGCTATTTTTTATTTTATTGAACCCTTTTTTATCCTGCTGCCATAATTAACAGAAAAGTCGGTTGGATAATCCAATGATTTATTTGATGATGCCATGCTTTACTTTTACGGATTCTCTTTTTGCAATTCTTTCATGTGCTTCAATGCGGCTCCATGAATCCTAAATACTTTATCATTGTATTTTTCAACGTTTATATTGTAGTCCCTCCTATTTCCAAATATCGCTCCTCTTATTTCGTCCCATTCAAGTTTATCCTCATATCGCATCTGCATCACCAATTTTTCATACGGATTGTCCAACTTTTCAAATAATGAATTTATAATCTTACTTTGTTCTGCCAGATCTTTCTCGAGTCTTTTAATCTTTTCTTCTGCAAATATTTTATTGCATACAGCATTCTCAACAGCAGATACTAATGTTCCACCTATAGATAAACCTGTTTTTCCTGCCGGAGAAGATATGTCATCCTTATTAAGCAATGCATTATACCTTATTATAGTTGTTTCTAACTCTTCATGCTTTCTTAAGTGCTTTTTCAAGTATTCCTTATCGACCATATAAACTCCCCTGCCAGTATTTCTCCATCCATGATTTATTCCATTTTCAGTTTTTCTTTTGCACTTATGCCATATCCTCTTGTGCAAAATTTTGCTTACCTAAGGACTGATATGATGATATTCTATCCATAGGCTTTTATGAGTTTTAAGTGGTAGGTAACTTTGGCGGGTTGCTACCGCTTATTTTTTATTCCATATTTGATTTTCTATTGCACTTTAAGCAATCTGCTATAAAATTCAGTCTTGTTTGCGACGTCGCAACCCTGCTGCCGCTAATTACAAACCAGCAAACTCTTCGTTCAATCTTTCGATTTCTCTAGAGATGTCCGCAATATCTTTGCTTACCGCCAGATATGCAGCTTCTGCCGATATATGAACCGCTTCGTCACATTTTTTCTGCCCGTCATTTACCTTTAAAACAAATTCTTTGGTACTTGATGCATTTCTTCCCTCTGAACACATTTCTTTCATCATTTCGAGCGTTTCACGATGGTTTGTCAATGCATCTATTTCACGCCGTAACTTAATTCCACGTTTCAGGTCATTGTCTGTCACTTTTCACCCTCCTCTAAATCCCAAAATTATTTTGTTGCAATCTCAATTGCCTCTTTCCTCGTTTCCAAATCAAGCCTGTTCAATGCCTGATATGCCCTCATAAAATATTTCTCGTTTATCCAAATGTTGCCCCATTCCGTCAACTTTCTCTCCTTCATAATCGTTTCCATTCCTGACACTTCCTTTCTATTCCGACACAACCGTTTTGTATCAGCTGATTTCTTGCAATCACTTTTCGTATGCAAGAACAATTTTTTGTAGGATTTTTCATGCGGCATTCATACATAACCTGACATTTATATGGGAATGGATATATTTCACTGTATTCTTTTCCAGATATGGCATATTCACATAAATCATCCATTGCAACTGACTTTCCTTTCCTAAATTCCAGTTTGTCTGCGTTCACTACCTCTATGCCCGCTGCATCTGCCGCCGCTATTTCTGCGCTCATTCCCTCGCTTATCCCGTACTTAACGCCCACTATCACAAAGTCGCAGCTTTTCAGCAGCGTTAAGCCTGCTGCCATGCCTGCCGCCCGTTCCTCTGGCTTGTCCTCATTTAAGCACTGCGTCATATATAAATGTGGCGTAATCGGCGCTAATCCCGCCTCTATCGCCTGCTTTGTAAGCGCCTGCGCATAGTCTATGTTTCTATCCAGCTGGGCGCTGTCAGCCGCCCTATACGGGCTGCATATATATACTTTCCTCAATCTATTCCTCTCCTTTCAGTGCCGCCGCAATCGCCTTATACTCCCGCTCTCTTTCCCTTATCTCCATTTCCAATTTGTCAAGCCGCTTAAACAGCTTATTTACCGTGCTGTCTGGCAGCCTTTCCCCTCCACGCACTAAAGCCTTGATTATTTCCAGACTGTCTGTGTCGTTCAGCTCTGCAAGTATCTGTATTTGTTGCGCCTTATGCCGTGCGCTGTGATAGCTGCGGCAGATTTCACTGGCTATCATGTACCGCCCTTTCAAAGCGTTCTATAAATTCCCGCTCTGTCTGCCATGCAAGCGGGTTTTCTACTTCCCGCTCTTCCCAGCACTCGCCCGCTCCCTCGTCCTCGTCAAATACAAAGCGTAAGTATGCGTGCGGGCTTTCCTCGTCCTCGTCTGGTATCAACGCACTTAAGCTGTAAAATGCTGGTACGCCCTTAAAGCTGTATGTCTGTGGGCTTTCTTCTGTCGCCAGCCTCATAATGCCGTAGGCGTTGCTTTCCAGAATAGCGCCCCGCTCTATTACTTGCTGCTTTGTCAGTGTGCAGGCAGCATTACCGCAAAATTCACACATTAGCCGCCCGCTCCTTTCTGTTAATCAGCTGTACCGATATTTCATAAGCCGTGCGCCGCTCCCTGCTGCCGCTGTCGGTATCAATAACCTTTTCATACTGGCGGCTCTGGTATCTCCCCAGCAGCTCTACTGTGTCGCCCTGCTGCCAGCCTGCTACCTCGTCCGCCTGCTCTTGCCAGCAGATGCAGGGAACAAAGCACTTGTTACCCGTCAGCTCATTTTTTACCATTACGGAAATATCCGTAATCCGCTTGCCCCTCGGTGTTGTCCTATAGATAGGCTCATGCGCAATAACTCCCCGTAGCGCTACGTCGTCCTGCATCATAGGATTTTTAACCAGCCCCACAAAGTCCGCCAGAATGAATACCAGCACCTTACCGCTTTCAAAGTCCTTAAGCGTCTGCACTATGCCAGATACAATAACTTTGCTGCCTGCTGTCATAAACTCTTTAAGCGGTCGCCCGTCCCTCTGCTGCCCTACGTCTACTTTTCCGTCCGTAAAGGCTACTATAACCTCGTCCAGCGTTCCCCGTGGGCGTGGCGTTTCAATTTTTGCCAGATAGCCGTTAAAACGCAGCCCGCAAAGCTCCGTAACCTCTTCAATCTCTTTCAGCTCCCCTGCCAGTCCTGCTGCATTGTCCTTGATGCCGCCCGCCGTCAAATCTTCCATAATCGCCGTGTTAATGTCCCGTAAAAAATCTGGCTTATTATCCTGCTCTTTTTTCATGCTTTACTGTTTCCTTTCCGCTGTAATTTTCCAGCATTTCTATTGCCCGCTGGTAGCAGGCTATTTCTGTATCCTCTTTCACTTTGCAGATACAACGCCCTTTTCTTTCGCCCTTATACTCCCAGATTTCAATAAGGTTATTGCCGTATATATCAAAATGGCTATGTTCCCTTAAGCCGCAGCTCTTCTGTATCGGTCTGTAAATCTGGTAGAATTTGTGTATAAGCTCCCTGCGCTGCTCGTCGTTCTCTTCCATGCGTCGCCCTCACTATTTCTCTGGCATCTGGTATAATCTCGGTATTGACGCTGCCATAGGCGGTATAGCCTCACTACCTCTTATAAGTCCCAAACTGCCTGCCGCATACAAATACTGCCCGCATTTCTGCTCTATTTCGTCCAGTACCTCTATGCAGCGTTCTATACTCTCATACTCTCCCAGCTCATTTTGTGTGCCGTTTCCTTGCAGGAAAAGACAATACTTCTCTTTCTTAGTGTTTTCTGGCTCGTTATTATCGCCAAATTTTATAAATCTTTCCTCTTTCCTGCTGCACACTATCCCCATTGTATTGTTAAGGCAGAATAGCCCTTTTTTGATATGCTTAACTGCCTATTTTCCTCTTGCTGCATCTGGTCTAATATTTCCTGCGGGTAATACTGGTAATTCGTAAAACCATTTTCTATAAAGAAGTCTAAAACCTCTTTATATCCCCATTTAAAAATTGCCTGCTGCCAGCGCCTATTATCCTCATAATACATTCTCTGAAAACGGTTAGGCGTTCCGTCCCTCTCCATTCCAAACATACATATAGGGCAGCCCGTCCTCTCCGCTTTTGTTGTCTTATATATCCCGTCCTCTCCCTTGACTATCTCCCCATATGCCCCGCTTATTTCTACGTTATTCTCATACAGATACCGTAGTATGTCCTGCCTCGTCCAGAACGAAAACGGCGTGCTTTCCCCTCTGCCCTCAAAGCTATTGCATCCACCCTTTTTACAATAGCCATTCATTCTGCTTTGACTTTCTTCTACCAGTGTGGCAACTATAGAGGCTTTCCCGTTCTCTTTCGCCCAGTTATCCGCTGCCGTTTCTTTCATGTAATAGCAGCACTTGGCAGAAATCTTAAAGGGTGCATCTATCAAAAAGCGCCATTTCTTAGCCAGCACCCACGTTTTAGCATATTTCCCCTCGTTTGTTATCCCAGTCAATGCTAAACGCCTGCTATTTGCGTTCTCTTCTGTAGGGTTTTGCAGATAGCTTAAGCTCTTTGCCGCCCGCTTGCTTACTACGGGATAGCCAAACTCTTTTATCACTGCCTCTTGTGTCATTTTGGGCGCTGCTATGTTCACTTTTACGCCCCACTCGTCCCGTATCTTCATAACCATTTTTATATTGTCCCTGCACTCAATCCCCAGCACGCTTACCGCCTCTACGTCTGGGTATCTCGCATGGATAAAGTGCATTGCTGCGGTACTGTCAAGCCCACCGCTTATAGAAACAGCTACGCCGCTTTCCCCGTAATATGTGATAAACTCGCTTAGCCTGCGCTCCGTCATTCTTACCTTGATTTCATACGGGTAAGCCATTCTTTCCCGCACTAATTCCTTGCTTATTTTATCCTTAAACATTTCCCTGCCCTTTCGTCGCCTCTCTGGGTTTAAAGTGTTGCCTGCGCTACGTCGGCTGTATATGTCAGCTTGTCCGTACCGCTGCGCTCAATTTCCTTGTAAATCGTATCTCTATGCGTTCCTACTGCTGCCGCAATCTCTACTATGCTGTCACCAGCCTTAAGCATCTTTTCTATTGTCCGTCTGTCCTCATAGCGCAATCTCTTGTATCTCCTTGCCATTGTCCTTACTCTCCTTTCTTTCAACCTTGAAAAGCCAGTCTGTTTCATTTTCCGTAACCAGCCCATAATATTTATCAGTTCTGGTAAAGCAATACTCTACGCCGTAAAACTGCTGTATTGCCATTTTGTAAACTTCCCACTGTGCTTGACACCAATCCGCAACTTTTCTATTCCTTTTATATTCGTCTGTGTAGTATGCGTGTTCCCTGCAAGCGTCCAATGCTATATCCCAGCTTGTTACACAATCCTTTAAGCTGCTGCCTAACTCTGTCCTTAAAAATCTCTCTTTGTTTAACTTCATACTGTTTACCTCTCTTTCGTTGTAAAAAAATAAGCGTGTCAGAGTTTCTACACTCTGCACGCTCTTCTTTTTCTCTGCTATTTCAATAAAAAAAGAAATTCGGCAGAGGTTCAAAACCTCTTGTCGAATTTCATTCTAAAACTTATCTTTACCGTATCCGAGACACAGCCGCTGACTGCGGACCCAGTCACGCTCGGCAAAAATGAGATCAGAAAGTTCAGCTATCTCGCGACAGAGGACAACAGATATCTCATCAGCAGAAACAATGACGACAAGGATCTGAAACTGAATCTTTCCGTAAAGAGAATTAATGGTAATGGCGAGACAGACCTGATAGTGGACGAGGCAGGCAGCTGGAAAGAAATCATACTGAACAAAGGCGATAAACTGATCGGTACGCTGTCATATAAGCCAACAGACGAGAAGGCTACGCAGACTGTAACGGTAACAATCGCACCTGTTCAACCAGTGAATATCGACGCAGAGACGATACCCGAAAACGAGACTACAAAGACCGTGAAGCTCGAGCCGGTAACAATCGGCGAGAAGGACAATCCGTCAAGATGGTATCAGTTCAATGCCGCAGAAGATGCGACATATCAGTTTGCACTGACAGATGCATATGGAAATACGATTGACAACAGTGAAACGGCACCTGTAATGAAATGGTATTATCATATTACAGATGACACCAAAGGAAAGAGGCTGACCGAGCAATACATGAAGGCAGGCTCAAAGCTCTATATCAATGTAAACTGCGACAAGACCTATACACTCCAGTATACAGCATCCAAGGCAGTGACACAGACAGGAGTTCAGGTACTTGATTTTGAGTATAAGGATGAAGTGCAGGAAGTGAAGTTTGTTGTTCCGCGCGGCGGAATCTACAAGATTTCAGCAACGGCAATCCGTGGCAGTTTTAACGTGAGTGCCAAGCTTGGTAAAGATTCAATTCTTGAAAACGGCATTCTGTCATTTACGGCAAGTGACAGCAAAAACACAACCTTCTTAAATCAGGATGACGTTGTGACAATCAAGGTTACGGCACAACAGTCCGGCAAGGCTTCCGTATCACTCCGCATTGATGAAGTGAGCACTGCGGACACGCTGGCATTAGGCAAGGAAGTCAGCGGCATCGGAAATACAAAAGACGACAGCTACTATGAGTTCCGCGCAGACAAGGAAGGCTTGTATGCAATTACAGCCATCGGTGAACCGGCTGTTACATATTCTGTGGAGCCTTTTATGAAGGACGAGAACAGTACGTTAAAGCCGGATGCAACAGTGACAGGTACAGAGTATACAAAACTGAATGCGGGCGACAGAGTTGTTGTAAAAGTTGCAAAAGGAACAGAAAAGGCATACACTCTGAAAATTGAAATGGTAAATACCGTATCTCTCGATGGCGGAAACACAGAAGAGAAACCTTTTGACGTGACAGCAGCTGACGGATACTATGGATTTACTACAGAAAAGGCGTATGTACGATATACAATTCCGGCAGACGGCGACTATTATATTGCAGTACAACCCATTAACAATAGTATATCTGTTTTTGATGAAACATGGAGTACTCCGCAGACAGATACCGCAAGAAATCAGCCAGATATGTATTCTCGTAAAAAGGATGAGACTGTGACCTTCACCTTGACAAGTAATATGCCAAAGGATAACAAAAATCCTGAGAAGTATGAAGAGGCACAATTCAGGCTGATCGTCAGAAGAGCTGATTCGACAATCGGAGTGAATGAGACAAAAGCAGGTACACTGGACAGTAGGGAAACAGTAAGCTATACATTTACGCCCACAGAGGATGGCACCTACATCATCCGCTTTGAAGGTTCAAACTGTACGCTTGATTCTTATAGCGACGGCAAGGAGATTGAACTCAAAAAGGATGAGAAGCATACATTCACAATACAGAATAACACATGGAACAAGGCAGGCATCTATCAGCTGACAGTGACAAAGCTGAATCCGACAGCACTGACCTCAGGCGTGACAGCAGAGGGAACGCTTGAAAAGAATCAGACAGTATATTACCAGTTTACATCAACAGAAGCAGAACTTACAGGCTATCAGGTTTACATCAGCGGAACAGAAGTTCAATCCAATATAAAGTACTTAGACAAAGATGGCGCTGAGCTCTCGAATGAACAGATTACTGGCAATGCGGAATATAACTTAAATAAAGATGAGAAGCTCGTACTCAAAGTAAAGAATACAGGCACAAAGAATACAGGCTTCAAAGTGACTGTCAAGAAGATTGAATACACACCAGTCAATGCAGATACACCCGTATCGCGCACTTTGGATGCATACGAAAAGGCGTACTATGAATTTACAGAAGGAGCATCCGAGACAGGAGTTACCTATCATGCAGTGCTTGACAGTGAAAGCGACAAGGTTAACATTGGCTCTATACAGGTAGCAAGAATTGGCGCTGATGGCAACCTCGGAGCGTTTGAAGCACTGACAGACACAGAGCGTAAAGTTACATTAAAGAAGGGCGAGAAGCTCAGGCTGGCTGTATTGAATAAAAATAACAAAAACGCAGGTTTTGAGCTGACGGTCAAAGATCTGACCGAACCCGAAATCACGTATGAGCCGCTTGCCCTGAATGAGACCAAGCTTGGCAAACTCATCGCAGAGCAGAAAGCAGGCTATGAGTTTACAGCAGGTGACGCAGCAGAAGACGGAACCGCATACACCATATTCTTTGATGGTGAGACATGCAAATACAGCCACATCATCACAGTAAAAGGTGAAGATAACAGCAGTAAGGAAGAGGTGGCTGAATCCGGTAAACTCGGAACCGGCAGCAAGGAGCTGACCTTAAAGAAGGGGGACAAGGTACGCTTTACAGTAAGCGGAGCAGGAAAAAAATACGAACTGTCTGTCAAAAAGGTCGTATACACACCACTCACACTGGGCAAAACAGCAACAAGAACCCTTAGGGTAGACGAGAGCGTATATTATGAGTTTACGGATACGGCAGCCGAGGAGAAGAAGACAACAACCTATCATGTATTCGGCTCAAGTTATTCAGTCAGCAAAGTGACCGTGAACGAAGACAAGAGCACAACGGTTACGGCGCTTGCAAAAGCATCAGAGTATGAACTTGGGAAAGGTGAGAGCCTGCGGTTTAAGGTGACAAATACAAATACTGATACAGGCACGGTAAATCTGACCATCCGTGCAGTTGAGTACAGCGCAATGGCACTGGATACGCCGGCAGAGGGCAGACTCAAAACGAATGAGTATGCATATTATCAGTATACCTCACAGGAAGACCCCGCAGAGGGCGAGACCGCGGTGAAATACCATATTTACGGAACCGCAAAATATCAGGCACGTACAGTAACCGTAAATGAAGACCAGAGCACGACTGCAACAGCATGGACGGAAGATGCAGCAGAAGTTTCATTAAAGAAAGGACAGACCGTCCAATTCAGAGTTACAGGTCAGGATAGTGATACAGAAGGCTACAGTCTGACCATAACAAAGTTTGCAGAGAAGCCGATTACGATCGGCGCCACAGAACAGGGCAGTCTTGCCAAAGGGCAGAAACTTGTCTATGCGTACACGTACACAGGTGAGACACCGGCATCTTATATCATAGCAGCCAAAGAGAACGGAACGACGATCGCTATGGCTGTAAATGGCACCTCAGTTGAAGCACAGGAAGCTTTTGAAATGAAAAAGGATGAGAAACTCACCGTAACAATTACTTCGGAATCACCCTACAAGGAAGATAACAGCTATAAATTTACAGTGAGAGAGTTTCAGCCAGAGACCTTGACGCCGGGTACACAGACCGCACCGAAGATACTTGCAGAAGATGGCAAAATGTATTATCAGTACAAAGTGCCCGAGGGCGGCGAAGGCAGTTATATGCTCGTGCTCATTGCAAATAATGCAGATGCATTGGAAATCAGCGGAGAAGTGGCAAAAGCAGGCAGCACAGAAGGCGCAGAACCAGATGAGATTTGGTTTGATGATAATGGAATCACCAGCAACGACATAAGTCTTGTGAAGGACGATGTTCTCAGGGTCACAGTAGAGGCATATAGCAGCGTTTCCTACAGGCTGTTGCTGCAAAAAGCGGCAAAAGATACAGACAAAACCGCGTTACCGTGGAAGGGCGAGATCCGGCAGGGCGAAGTGAAATACTTTAAGTTCACGAAGCCAGCGGAAGACAAGGCAGATTATCTTGTTTCCATACCATATGTATCAGATAAGCTCATCTATACACTGTATGATGACGCGGAAGGTTGTGTAGATTGTGCACCATCCAAATCCAGTCCGTATTTTACTCAGGTCAGTGGTAATTTTACACTGAGAGTGGTCAATGCCTCGCTATATAATTCAGCAGAGTGCAGAATCGATGTGCAGAAGAAAGAAGCAGTTGGCATGGGGACACAGACAGGTACCCTGGAACCCAATGCGTACCAGTACTTTGTATTCCCGGGCAATATTGCCTATACAGAGGACGAGGAGACTGGCGAACCCAAAAGAGAGGTAAAACCATATTATATTTCAGTACCAGATGAGAACAAATGTACACTGGAATGGAAACCTGGAATTTGGTATGAGTGGGAATCTCTGGACACCTGCATGAATACACAAGGCTCGGATTATTTTGTCAGGATTCACAACACAGGCAGCCAGACTTCTAAGTATGCATTTACACTCAAGAATGCTATGCGGGATACCATTACCGCACCGACAGACAGGAATGACACACTGGAACAGAACGAGGCAGCTTATTATACGATAACAGCGCCGGAGAAGCAGGCATTTTATATTACAGTCAGCAGTGAAGATTCGCCGTCGGTGTACTGCGGGACAGATTTAGAGCGTCTGCTGGGAAATAGAGGACAAAACATCAGATTAGGGGAAAGATACAGCATTGCCGCAGGACAGACATGTTATGTCAAAGCAGTAAGTAGGAGTGAAGACTGCCAGTTTGCCATCAGCGTTGCCGAAGCAAATGTTATTCCGCTGGAACTGAATACCACTTCACCAATGACAGTCCATATTTTAACAGGCGAAAAGGCGGAGTACGAATTTACAGCACCAAAAAATGGAAACTATATTGTGCTTGTAAATGGTGATATTCAGGATTCCAATCATGCTTACACCTATGTGGACGGCACGGAGTCTCAACCCTTTGAAAACGGATATGTATTTGAAGGACTGACAGCAGGGAAAACACTCAGGCTCAATGTAGAGAATACAAACTCTTATGGAAATAGCCGATCTTGCTGTGTACAGATTATTGCAGCAGATGAACTCGCTTTGGACAGACCAGTATGGAAAGACGTGATCCAAGGTAAGTATACATATTTTATTCTGGATGCATTTAGCGAAGGAGGGTATGCGGTATCCATGGAGCCATACAATAACTGTCAGATAGAGTATGCTATTGACAGTCAGGAGTATGAAAGTTCTGCTAATTGGGGAAGATTTGAAGTATATCTTGAATCAGGAAGCAGGCTTTGGGTGAGAATAAGGAACGATAGTACAGATATGCAGACTGTTGAAGTAAAGGCTGAAACCATACGTTTTAATGAAATAACTGGAAAAGAGGAAATATTTACCCAATTGGGCGAAGTAAAGTACTATCAGTACATAGCGGAAAAAGACGGCAAATATGCTTTTGAGCTATCGGGAGAGAATATCAGTGGATATTATTCTGATTATTACGGCACCAGTATAGACCAGTATTTTAGTTCAAGGATATTTGATCTACAAGCAGATGATAGTGTCTGGATCAAAGTACGAAACAACAGTGATGAAATTGAAACAAATCCATTTACTTTAACGGTAAGAGAAACAGAACCTGTCACAGTAACTATTAGTGGGACAGTGAACGAAACTTATCCGCTGATAGGACAGGAGGATCGATATTTTGAATATACAGCCAAGGAAGATGGGGTGTATAATGTATCAATTAATCATAGTAATTTTAATATCTCCTATAACTATGATGGTGGAAGCAACTATAATGGCCGGATAAGCACAGAATATTCATTTGGTCTGACAGAGGGACAGACATTGTTTTTGAAACTTCATAACGATGGCGATTCTAAAACTGACTGCACTTTAAAAGTGGAGAAGGTAGAGACGGATTTAATGAATGTGCTTGATATCGGAACAAGAGCGACATTAAATTTTACAACATACGGTCAGACAGAATGGCGGGCGGTTTTGATTGAAGAGGATGGAGATTATACTATTACAGCAGGATGTACTGATTCAATAGGTGACTTTTATGTAGAAGGCATTGAGCCGCATAAAACGACAAGAGTGAATCCTTATAATGGAAGCAGTAGAGATATAGATATGTATAACCTAAGTGCCGGTACTACAATATACATCAAGGTATATCCCTATAATTTCGCCCATATCAGCAACCCAGAACTAACCTACGAACACAATATCAACATCACAGTAACAAAGAACTAACCACACAAAAAGCCCCTCATGGGAACAGCCACGAGG